GTCAGTTCTACATGTAGCCATTTTCCGCCGCCTGAGCCGCCGTTAGCGGTCTCTGTCCAGTCTTTCCAGCCTGGTTTCCCGTCACGATTACAGCGCCAGCCACGGCCCCATTTTTCGCAGCCCTTTTTGGTGGTGCCGGCATAATCGTGCACTTCTTCAATACCTAAAACTTTGTAGTTTGCGACAAGCCAGTTTGCCCAGAGTGCAGCTGTGGCTTTGTCTTTGTAGCCAATATCGGCTGCTCGACCTGTGGCGTGTACTGACAGGCGGTCTGAGCCGCGCATGTTACGTACGGCCCAGGTGCCAAGGTTAGTAAAACCCTTGTTTGTCATTATGTCAACAAACTTTTCTGTGCCGGCGCGCTTGCCTGCAGCTGCCCCGTCGGTTGTGCCGGTGTAAATCATGGCTTGTTAATAATGTCAGCAATACGGTGCAAAAGGTTTGCAGCTGCTTGGCGCACAATTTTTAGTAGGCTTTTTTTGTCGTCGTTATTCATCGTTTTTGTCTTTCGGTTTGTCTTTTAGCCCGTTGGCGCTGAGTAGGCCAGCGAGTGAGCCGGTAAGGAATAAAAGCAACGGTTGTAACGTCGCCCAAGCCGACTTGTCATTATCGCTGACGTCAAGCGGCTGAGTCACGAAAAGCAGGCCGTAGATAAGCGACATGGTGGCCACCACAAAAGTTAGCGACAACGCGCAAGCCACCACAAAAATTAGGCGGGCTTTTATTTGCTCGCTGGTCATTCTTTCGGGGCGCCGTGGTGGCGGAATTATAGGCATTTGTCTGCCAGTATTCGAGTGTTGCCAAGGCTGGCGGTGTCCACGGTTATTGTCGTTTCTGCGCGCAACGCCTTGTTTTTTGTGAGTACCTCTGGGCAGTTCACGCGCTCACGGTCACCGCATGCAACAAGTATTGATGCAAACAACAGAGCCACAAAAGTAGTGCGCCAAATCATGATGGGCCTATGTCTTCTATCAAAATGAGGGCTTGCGATGTTGCTGACCTTGCGGCAGTGACAACTGCCCCAGGTGATGTCAAAGTGCCTACCAAAACTACAGAGCCAGCAGAAAATGTTGAAATGCAGGTTAATTGTGTTGGCTCAAAAGTTCCTGCGTTTGTGTCTGCGTTTGTAGAAACCGTGCTACCTATCACAGTTCCAGTTACGTTTGTCAACCGGACGCGCATAGTAACAGTGTTGCCGTTTTGTACTAAAGGCAGTGATGGCTCAAAATACGTGATTCGGTAGTAACGATTAGCAACAGCTGTAAAAGTGCTTGCTGTAATAGAGATGTTTTCAACGCCTCCAGCCAAAACAAAGTTGGCATTATCAGTTGCTTGAGCCATGATGCCGCGCGGGAAACGGTTTGCTTGATCGCTGGTTAAAACTTGCCCAGCAGTAAAATTTGTGTTAGGTGAAATCGCCATTTAATACCCCAGTTTGTTAAAATCAAGTTTGCCATAAATGGCATCGTCTAGTACTAGATAATTGTTCAAGTCTTGGGCGCTTAGGTAGAACGTGGCGCTGGCCTGTGACGGGTTGCCGCTAAACGTTGCACCCTCCAGCAGACAGTTGAACACGGTTCCTCGAAACGTCACGGTCACAGTTGAGCCGATTTGATCCATGCCATAAGACGGAATGTCGCCGTTTTGGGCGCTCAAGTTGCAAGTCACGCTCAAAATGCGCTGTGTAGCTGTGCTGTAAGTTGACAGCAGGTAATTAGCAAAGTCGGTTGCCTGGCTTGTTGAGTTGTTTAACGTGTTAACCAAATACGTGCGAAATGGCGCAACGCCTGTTTGCACAGTGGCCTCGCCAAAAGATTCTGGGTCAACAGTTACCTGTGTATAAAAACTGTCTGCCAAGCTGCTAAACGATATTTGCTCAAAAATATGGTTGCTAGCGTCATTTGTGGTGTCGCTGAAATTGCCGTAAAAACCAGCAATTTTGCGGTATGCGTTGACCATTAAGATTCCGTCGCTGATGTCAATGAGTTTGCCGTTCATTGTCAGTACGGCCCTGTTTACCCAGTCGCCCCAGGTGCTACTAATGGTTGTGGCTGGGAATGCCTGAGTGCCACCAAATGCGCTGGTGGTGCTGATATTTAGGCCTGTCTGAGTTGCGCACTGGCCTGCCTGCGCGCTCAAAGTGCCGGCTGTCATTGCGTAATTGTTGCCTTGCACTCGACCAAAGGCTGCAAAGTTTCCCTCACAGCTCAAAGTGACAAAGTCTGCATTGCCTACGCCGCTGCTAAACGGTATGCCGTACTGCACCATTGCGTCAGTTATTTGACCGACAAAGAGCTGGCGATATGTACCAGACGTGCCAAGCCTTACAGATATGCGCAGCCAAGTACCTGTAACAAATAGAGCATTGGGGGTTGTGTAGCCGGTCGGGTAACGCAAAACCACGTTGCCTGTGTTGGCGCTGTAAGCGTCTAACGGCTTTTGCCTGCCATAAGTCAAAGACACGTTTTGCACGTTGGCAACAACAGTTGTAAGCGTTGCATAAGTTGCGCCTACCTCTACCTGGTATTGGACTATTGCCATTAGAAGATGTTGCTTACCTTGATTGGCACGCTGCCGTTTTGGCGCATGTATGAGCGCAACGCCTCAACAACTTGGTTTGGGTCGCCGCCGTAAACGTTAATGTTTACGTTGTTGTTACGTTCTGCAACGTTAGTGCTGCCATTCCTGCCCAAGTCGGCTGGCTCAACTGGCTCAGCCATGCGGCCTATAGTTATTTCCTGCAATGCTTTAATGTCTTTGCCTGGCTTTAACAGGTTTATGCCGGCAATAACAATGTTTATTGCCTTAATAAAGCCGTTTGCCATGCCCTCGACATAAGCCGCAACAAAGTTAACCACGGTGCGCACAACTTCTCTAAAGCCCTCAAACTTTTTGTATGCCGCAACAATGGCAACGCCTAAAGCAATTATGCCGGCAGTAATTGCGACAGCAGGGTTTAACATCATGGCCGCGTTTACAGCAAGAATTGACGCAGCCAAAATGCCCATGCCGGCAATAACTGCGGCTAACAGGTCTGGGTTTTCTTGTGCCCAGGTAGCGAACTTGTCTAAGACTGGTTGCAGTTTTAACAGAATAGGCAAAAAGGCCGCGCCTATTGACTCTTTGGTTTCTCCGAATGCAATGCTTAATTTTTGCAACCCGCCAGCAGCTGTTTCTGTAAAGGCTTTGTTTGCGCCGCCAAATTGTTTAATTAAGTCATCTGTAAAGTCTGCGCCCTCAACTGTTACTGCGTTCACAGCTTCTTGTGCTTTTTCTACTTTTTCGAGTGCTTTTGCAGCTTCTTTGCTTGTCGGGCCAAATAGTTCTACTTGGTTTTGGTAATCGGCCTGGGCTTTTAATAGCGCTTTTGTAAACTTTGCTTGTTCCTGCAACGCCACAGCGTTTTCGCCTAGTGGTATGCCCAATTTTTTCAGAGCGTTATAGTTGCCGGTCTCAGCTTTGCCTAACGCTAGGGCTACTGCCTCGTAGTCTTTGCCAGTAGCAGCTGCAACGTCGAGAGCAATGTTTGCTAACTCTTGCGCGCGCGTCAAATTGTTTGTGTTGCGCAAAAGGCTTGCAAGTGCTGGCCTTAACTTGTCGTCAGTGACTGCGCTAGCCATTGACGTTTTAGTGATGTAGTTTTCTACTTCTTTTATTTGTTCTTTAGACGCGCCAATGCTTGACTTTAATTGTCGAGCAAGGCTGGCTTGTGCAGCCTCGTCTTCTATCGCGGCTTTTACGCTGTCGCCAATAACACCGACTACAGCGCCAAGTGCTGCTGCGGCGGGTACAGCAGCCTTTTTAATGGCAAATTGCGCTTTTTGCCCGACGGTCTCCAGCTGCTTAAATTCGCGGATAGCGCTCTTTATACCTTTGCTGTCAAAATTGCTAACAATGGGTATTGAAATCATCGCAAGTCCTTATTGACACGGTTAATGACGCGCAACGCTGCGCGCTCTATCTCAACTGTAATGGCGCGTATCTGGCTGTAGACGGCAGGCCCAAAAATGCGGGTGCGGCCTTGCCCTGGCGTGTTGCCAAGATTGGTTGCCAGGTTGTTGCTAGTGCGCCGGCCCGCTGTCTCAAATATGCCTGTGGCCGCGTCAGTCTGCTGTATGACGATCACGCCGTTGTTGTTGCGCCTTGTGTCCAATTTGACTTTGACGCCTTTAGACGCCTTTGCAGGGTCGTATGGGAACAGTTTACGGCCATTGTTAGTCCAGGGTTTAGCCATGCCAGACAAGGGTACGCCTAAAGAGCTGTAGCGCGACTGTGCGGCCTGTATTGCCGGCGCGGCTATCTGATTGAGTTCTGCAGCAAACTGTTTGCGTAGCCCAGGCTCAATTTTGTTCAGCGCAGCCACAGCCTCTCGAATGCCTACAAGTTGTGTATCAACTGTTGCTGTCATGCCTTGCGCCTTGCCTTGTTCATAATACTAATGCAAGTGTTCAGGTCAGACGTAAGAAACTCTATGTTTGGCGGCCAGAAACCTGTTTCTATCAATAAATGACAAAGAGCTAGTCTGTGGCCGCTTGTGTAGGGTTTGAGTCTTCCTGCTCTACAACTTCGGGCATTGCTACCAATTTTTTAATGAAATCATCAAAGACAACTGGCACTGTAATGCCGTGTACTTTGCTGGCCTCCCACGCAAGATAAGCCAAATCCTCGGCGCCGATGCCTTGCGCCAGGTCTGACATTTTGCGCTTGTATTTACGTTCCCATTGCACAGCGCACCAAAGGTTTGTTGTGACCTGGTGCGGGCCGTCGCCAGTATCAAGTTTTAGTGTTATTTGCATGTCTGCCGCCTTGCGTCGGGTTGATTATGGGGTGATGTCGCGTGTGTAGGTTCCGCCAACAAATGAAGCGGTAACCATGCTCAGCTCGCCTACAGCGCCAGCAATGGGCGTAAAGTTGACAAGCTGCATGTTAATTATTGTGTATTCAGGGTTGCTAGCGGTTTCTGAAGTTCCAGACGGACTAATGACAAGCTGTGTTGTGCCAGTGCCTAAGTTTGCAAACAAGGTTGCCTCAACTTCGCCAGCGCCGTAAGACAGGTACATTTCTAGCTCTACTTCTACGGTCTGTAAGCCTTGCGTAAAACGGTGGCCAGTATCGCCAAATGCAGTCGACTCTAAACTGTCTACGCCTAGCGTGATGGTTGCGCTACGGCACTGGTCAGTTAAATCAACAGCTGCGCCGCCAGTAGTTGGTGAGAGGTTGACTGTTGGGTTTGTGAGATACGTTGTAGTTGCCATTTTGTCTCCTAAAAGAACACTTCGCTATGGGTAAAGAGTAACACTTTTATGCTGTCTGTGCTTGTAAAGCCATTTGCAAGTTGTAACACGGGTAGGTCGCCCCGCCCATTTCGACTGCACCTGG